TAAAGCAGGGGATGGTACAACAACCTCTACCTTACTTGCACGTGAAATGGTAAAAGCAGGTTTAAAAGCAGTAGCTTTAGGTGAGAATGCTGTTAGTATTAAACGGGATATTGACAAATCAGTACAAACCGTAGTAGCTAAATTAAAAGATATAGCAGAAGACATTTCATCTGAGGATCAATTAGAACAGATAGCCACAGTATCTGCTAATAATGATGTAGATACTGGTAAGTTAATTGCTACTGCTATTGATAAAGTGGGTATGGAAGGTGTAGTACATATTGAAGAATCTAGAACTGGGGAAACATACCTTGAAACTGTAGAGGGAATGCAATTCGATCGTGGTTTTAAATCACCTTATTTTGTCACTGACAATAATAGTATGTCATCGATACTAGAAAACCCTATGGTTTTACTTATAGATCAAAAACTCACACAAGTAAAAGATTTATTACCAATCCTAGAAGCAGTATCATCACAAGCTAAATCACTATTAATTATTGCAGAGGATATTGACAATGAAGCATTAGCTACTTTAATTGTTAATAAAATGAGGGGTACAATGAAAGTATGTGCTGTAAAATCCCCCGATTTTGGTGACAGACGTAAACTAATTTTAGAAGATATTGCTATTACAACAGGTGGTCAAGTATTCAGCAAGGAAAAAGGGATGAAACTTGATAAGTTTAGTTGGGATTGGTTTGGTGAAGCACGAAATGTAACAGTGTCTAAAGAACAAACTACTATTGTAGATGGTAAAGGATCAATTGAATTAATTGAGGCACGTATTGAAGAATTACAACAACAAATCGACAAGGCAACAACCCCATTCGAAATCGAAAAACTTCAAGAAAGGTTAGCAAAATTTGTTGGGGGAGTAGCTATTATCCATGTAGGTGGAGCTACTGAAACCGAAATGAAGGAGAAGAAAGATAGAGTAGATGATGCACTACACGCCACTAAGGCTGCCATTGAGGAAGGAATTGTGCCTGGTGGTGGTGTTGCTCTATTATATGCTTCACAAATATTAAGTCGAGCTCAAACTGGTAGTGGTATAGTTAGAAGAGCATGTAGAATGCCATTTAACCAAATATTAGTTAATGCAGGATATGATTCAACTGAAGCACAAATGTTGGGTAAATATAAATTAGTGGAATCTGGTAATGATACTTGGGCTGGGGTTGATGTTGAGACTGGAGAAGTTATCAACATGAAAGAATCAGGTATTATAGACCCTACTAAAGTAACTAGAACAGCATTGCAGAATGCTGCCTCAATAGCGGGTACAATATTACTTACAGAATGTACAGTAGTAGATGAACCCCAAGAAGATAAACAACAACCGCAATTAGACCCAATGATGGGTATGATGTAAATTTAAATTTAATTAATTATGACAAAGCAAGAAATTTTCGAGCAAATTGGTGAACTGTATGAAACATTTGTAACAGAACACAACACAACAACCAAAGCAGGAGCACAACGTGCTCGTAAAGCCATTGGTAGTATCAAGAAATTGGTAACAGATTATAGAAAAGCTTCAGTAAATGAAAGCAAATAATCCTGAAATCAATGTTATTGAGGATAACGTTCTTATTGCCAGGCGAGTTCCCCCTGGTGATAAGTGGCGTTTAGTGGCTAATGAGCCAGATGGTAAAGTACATTCTTCTTTAACTGATACTTTAGAAGCATATATGATGGCAACTGGATTTAAAGGTGAATATAGATTAGCTCCTTTAAAAAGTGAATTATATGCCGTATCAACTACTGAAGAAGTAATAGAACCAGAACCAGAAAAAAGATATTCAATCTACGGGGAGTACTAAAATAAAAGTTGTATATTGGGGCATATGAAGCAACATACATTATTAAATGAAATTTATCGGCCTAATGATTTAGAAAATTATGTAGGCAATGCAACCCTAAAAGCATCTATAGGGAAACAATTAGAACAAAATGATATTCAAAATTATTTATTCTATGGACCCGCGGGATGTGGTAAAACAACTTTAGCTAAAATTATTATTAATAACCTCGATTGTGAATCACTTTATATAAATGCGAGTGATGAACGAGGAATTGAAACTATCAGAGATAAGGTAGTAGGGTTTTCTTCTGTTGCTAGTTTAAAACCTTTAAAAGTAGTAATATTAGATGAATCTGATTTTTTAACAATTCAAGCACAAGCTTCTTTACGTAATGTAATTGAAACGTTCTCAAGAACTACTAGATTTATTTTAACATGTAATTTTGTAGAGAGAATTATTGATCCAATTCAATCACGTTGTCAAACATTTAAAATAGTTCCACCAACTAAAAAAGAAGTTGCAGTCCATATAGCTGGCATATGTGATAAAGAAAGTATAGGTTATGAAGTTCCAGCTTTGGGAAAACTAGTAAGCAAGTATTATCCAGACATTCGTAAAATGTTAAATGCAGTTCAAGCAAGTACAATAGATGGTCATTTACAGCTTGATAAAGATTTACTAGTATCGTCCAGCTATATGGATTCTGTGCTTGAAAAGTTAAAACAAGATGATTTTAAAAATATTAGACAAATAATAGCAGATTCAGGAGTAAGTGATTTTGAAGAATTATTTCGATTTTTATATGATAATGCTTCAGAATACATGCCTAATAAAGAAGGAACAGCTGCTATTTTAATTAATGAACATTTATATAAATCAAATTTTCGTATAGACAAAGAGATCAACTTAATGTCTTTAATCCAAACCTTAATAAATAATAAATAATGGAACAACAAGTTCAACAACCACAAATTGATTTAAAAAACACCCAAGCTGTTAAAACAAGTGATAATACTAATGTATTTCAACAAGGAGTAATTTTACGTAAAGTATCTAAGTTTGTAACTGGTACTCAAGAAGATGCATTAATGCCTATTCCTGTATTTTATGAAGCAAATACTGGTAAAATTTTAACTGATTCTGTACCTAAAGAACTAAGAGAAGAGTTAGCTGATGAACTTATTTGATTGGCTTAAAGAGATTAACTCTAAAAAGTCACCTGTTGAGTCATTTAATGATGATGATTGGGAACAATTTAATTCATATATGATTCACAGGTTTCTTAGTATGAATACTGATCTTATCGAGTTAGTAAATGAGACACAATCCTTTCATCCTACTGAAAAAAAACAAATTTATCAAGTTTACAAAGAATTTATTCCAAAAAATAATAAATGGAATAAATATATTAAACCCAATAAAAAATCCCCTAATAAAGATTTATTAGAATATTTAAAAAACTATTTTAAACTATCTACTAGAGAAATTCTAGATTATTTACATATTTTAGATAATACAGAATTAATTCAAATATTAGGCCAATTAGGGGTAGATAGTAAAGAATCAAAAAAATTAATTAAATAAAATTTAATGATAACTGTTATTTTAAATGGATATAAAAGACCATATGCCTTAGCTCAACAGTTAGAAGCAATAAAATCTCAAACCCTTCAAGCCCAAACTGTAATGATGTGGCAAAATAAAGGTAGTGAGTTTGATTTTGATTTAATTAATTCTACTCAACATGCAAGTTGTAATTCTAATTTAGGAGTATGGGCTAGATTTTCATATGCTTTAAATGCTAAAACCCCTTATATTTGTATTCTAGATGATGATACTATTCCGGGGAGTAAATGGCTAGAAAATTGTATTAGCACTATCCAACAATATGATGGATTATTAGGTACTATAGGAGTTAGATATGAAAGTAATGAAGCATATTGGCCCTCTCATAGGATAGGATGGGCAAACCCAAACGAAAATGTTGAACAAGTAGATATTGTAGGACATTCTTGGTTTTTTAGGAGAGAATGGCTTTCTACCTTTTGGAGAGAACTTCCTGAAATAGACCAATCAGTTTATGTAGGAGAAGATATTCATTTTTCTTATACTTTACAGAAATATTTAAATAAAAATACTTATGTTCCTCCCCATCCTGCTAATGATATTGAAATGTGGGGTAGTAAACCTGAAACAGCTTGGACTATAGGAAACGGCCCAGATAAAGTAGGAATATCCCAATCCCCAGAATCTTTTGAGGCATTTAATAATATTTATTCTTTTTATATTAAAAAAGGATTTAAAATACTAAAAAATATTAATTAAAATGGAAAAATCATTTATTTTACATTCTAATGAAAAATATTTTGATATAGTATCTACTTGTATTAAATCAATAAGACAATACAGTAATTTACCTATTTACTTATATTTAATTAATAGTAATAAAAAATGCAATATAGCTGGTGTTACTACAATTAAATGGGATATATCATTCAAAGAACAAAAAAACAATTATATTGAAGAAGGTAATAACTTTTATATAAATAGAAACAGTAGCGAAATTTATAATATCCTAATCCAAAAACCATTAATTACTAAACATGCTTTAGAAAATTTTTCAGACATAGTAGCATATATTGATAGTGACTCAATTGCTACTCCTTATGTAGAAAATATTTTTAATTATTTTAATCCTAGTGAATCTTATCCTTATTTTAGTCAAGGAATATACCAATTTTTACATTGGAATGGAAGAGGAGGAGCAATGGATGAAAATGATTTAAGTACCACTTTAGAACATCCTATAAGCGAATTATTTAGGTTAAATCAATATAATAGAATAGCTAGATTTTATAGACAAACTGGGTATTTTATAACAGGAAAAAACAATATAGATTTTTTAGAAGAATGGGATTGGATGTGTAAACATCCCACTATATTAAAAGACACAGCTTACTATGCTCCTTTTCATGAAGAAACAGTATTAAATCCTTTACTTTGGGACAGAGAATTTTATAATGGCTTGCCTCTTGTATATATTAATGGTACATTGGAGACAATAGATGAAATTTATTCTCATTTAGGTTTTACGGGAGATGTAAGAGATATAAGACCATGGCTAAAAATACCCGCTAATAAAGAAGAATTATTATTTTTCCATGGGGAAAAAAGAATAAATGTAATGAATAAAATGATAACTAAACTAAATCAACTATATGAAACCGGAACTATTTGAAATGTTAATGGCACAAGCAGTGGCCGAAAGAACAAAAGCAATTCTTACTTTAAACTTATTAAGCGAACACCCCGCTGGAATTGGAGACCATTCAACAGATGATTTTTATAATAATGCTAATGAAGCATTATCCGTTTTAGTAGATGCAGATGATAAAATTGAGACATTAAATAAATATTTTACATTACCAAAAGAACAAGTTAATGGGTGATATAGTATCAAAAGCATTTGAATTAGAAGAAAACGCTAAACTAAAAGGTATGAGTGATAGAGAGATTATGGATGCAAAAAATCCAGATGCAGCAGCAGTTAGAAAATTTGAAAAAGACTATCCTGAATTATCTCAAGAATTTAGGGAAATACAAAATGAAATGTATGAAATGTTTGCTCGTAAACATCTTGATTATGGTCTAAATAATATCGCTTTAGGAGGAGATTTGACTAATGATGATGATAAAAAGTTTTCACTTACTGGTTTAACTATTAGATTAACTGATAAAATTAGTAGATTAAAAAATTTGCTTATTAATGGTAAAAACTTTGTTAAAGGCGAAGGAATGGAGGACACGTTTATTGATATAGCTAATTATGGAATAATTGGTTTATTAGTAGGACGTGACAAATGGAAAAAATAAATTTTGGCTAGAAAAATACCTAAAATAGTAAGGGAGATTCGTTCGAATCCTCCCCAAGAGATTAATTTTGCTTATCAAAAGAATGTCTCATACTCACAAATGTCTATATTTCGTGGTTGTCCATATCGTTGGAAGTTACAATATAAAGACAAAATAAAGGCATTCACTTCATCAATCCATACCGTATTTGGAACTGCTATACATGAAGTACTCCAGCATTATTTAGATGTGATGTTTGATACAAGTGCGGCAGGTGCTGACAGAATTGATCTAGAAGAATTATTCAATGAAAAATTTATTGAAGAATATCAATCCCAATACAAACGAAACAAAAATCAGCATTTTTCATCTGCTGAAGAAATGAGAGAATTTTATGAAGATGGAATTGGTATTTTAAATTGGTTTAAGAAAAAACGTGCTAAATATTTTTCTAGAAGAGGATGGCATTTAGTTGGTTGCGAAGTACCTTTAGTTATTTCCCCAAATAAAATGTATACTAACATAAAATATACAGGTTTCCTTGATGTGGTATTATATAATGAAAAATACAATACATTTAAAATTATAGATATTAAAACTAGTACTCGTGGTTGGAAAGAACGAGATAAAAAGAATGAAGATAAACAATATCAATTATTATTGTATAAACAATTTTTTAGTGAGCAATATGGTATTCCTTTAAAGGATATTGAAATTGAGTTTTTTATTGTAAAGAGAAAAGTATTATCGTTTGATGATGAAAATATTATGTCCCCTCACCAGGCATATAGGGTACAAACATTCAGTCCACCTAGTGGGAAAATAAAATTAAGTAGAGCTAAAAAAGCTATAGATAATTTTATAAAAGAATGCTTTGTATCAAGTGGTGAAATAAAAGAAATTGAATATCCTAAATCACCTTCAAAGTGGAATTGTACTTTTTGCCCCTTTAAAGAAAATTTAGAACTTTGTGGAGAAGGGTTAAAATTTTAGAGATATACATATATTTATAATAAACGTTTTAATAATAAAGATTATGCCAACAAAAGACATGACACTTACAAGTGTAAAAGTTAAAAGCGATTTATTTGAGAACTTCAAGATTGAATGTGTAAAGCGTAAATTTTCATTCCAAAAACTTGCCGATCGGGCTATTTATTTGTATCTTACAGATGAAGATTTTCGTAAACAAATTTCTAATCAAAATACTCTCGAATTATAAATCCAAAAATTAATGAAAAATAGTTTTGAACATGTTCCTAAAGAAGATAGGAAAAAAATCCTCTTAATTTGTGATGACATTAGAGTACACTCAGGAGTAGCTACAGTTGCTCGTGAAATAGTAGTACATACTTGCCATCACTTTAATTGGTGCCAAATTGCAGGAGCAATTAAACATCCAGATAAAGGTAAAGGGTTAGATATTAGTAAAGATACTGGTGACCAAGTAGGAGTAAATGATGCTTATGTAATGATGTACCCAGCTGATGGTTATGGTAATATTGAGTTATTACGTCAAGTTATAGCTAGAGAAAACCCAGATGCATTATTACTAATTACAGACCCAAGATATTTTACTCATGTATTTAATGCTGAACAAGAAATACGTAAAAATATTCCAATTGCTTACTTAAATATATGGGATGATTATCCTGCTCCCATGTATAATCGTGCATTTTATGAAGCATGTGATTTATTAATGGGGATTTCGAAACAAACAGTAAATATAAATAAAATTGTATTGGGTGATGCAGCTAAAAATAGAATATTTAAATATGTTCCACATGGCCTAAATTCTGATGCTTTCAAACCCTTACCAGCAGATAATAAAGAATTATTAGAAACAAAAAAGAAATTTTTTGGTAAATCAGATCCTAAATTTGTTTTATTTTTTAATTCTAGAAATATTAGACGCAAACAAATCCCAGATGCTTTATTAGCTTTTAGATCATTTTTAGATCAATTACCTTATGAAGAAGCATTACAATGTAAATTCTTATTACATACCGAAATCAGAACAGATGCTGGAACAGATTTAGGAGCAGTAAAAGAATATTTATTTGATGAAAAATATCCTGATAATGTTTTATTTTCTACAGGTAAACTTTCCACTAATCAATTAAATCACTGTTATAATATTGCAGATGTCCAAATACTATTAACATCAAATGAAGGTTGGGGACTAACAATTACAGAAGCAATGTTAGCTGGAACTCCTTTTATAGCTAATGTTACAGGAGGTATGCAGGATCAGATGCGATTTGAAGATAAAGATGGTAATTGGTTTACTCCATCCCCAGAATTACCTTCTAACCATAGACAAACAATGAATAATCATGGGGAATGGGTTTTCCCATGTTTTCCTACATCACGTTCGGTTCAAGGTTCACCTATGACCCCTTATATTTTTGATGATAGATGTAAATGGGAAGATGCTAGGGATCAAATTATAGAATTATATAAAATGACTCGAGAACAACGTAAAGCATTAGGTTTAAAAGGTAGAGAATGGGCTTTAAGTGATGAAGCTGGATTTACCTCTAAACATCAAGCTAACAGAGTAATGGAAGCTTTTACTGAATTATTTGAAACTTGGAAACCAAGAGAAAAATATGAAATAATAAACGCTACCGAATTTAATGGAAGACATTTAAAACACGAAATTATATACTAATGAATAAACCAGTTTTTGCAATAAGTTGCCCTTTTGATACTTACTCCGGTTATGGCGCTCGTGCTAGAGATATAGTTAAAGCAATAATTAATACCGGTAAATACGATGTAAAATTAATGGCCCAACGTTGGGGATCAACTGCTTGGGGGTTTTGTAAAGATAACCCTGAATGGGAATTTTTAAACAATCATAGATTACCTGAAAATAAGCTCACAACAAAACCCGATATTTGGATGCAAATTACTATTCCAAATGAATTTCAAACAGTAGGAAAGTATAATATAGGATGTACTGCTGGGATTGAATCTAATTTATGCAAACCAGAATGGATTGAAGGTTTAAATAGAATGGACATGAATTGGGTATCATCTAATTTTGCAAAGCAAACTTTTGAAAGTGTTAATTATGAAAAAATTAATAAACAAACAAATCAAAAAGAAGGGAATATTACTTTACAAAAACCAATTGAAGTAATATTTGAAGGTGCTAATTTAGATGTATATAAGCATATTACATCCAAAGAAATTAAAACAATTGATTTAAGTGAAATAAAAGAATCTTTTTGTTATTTGTTTGTAGGACATTGGATGCAAGGACATTTTGGTCATGATAGAAAAAATGTAGGTAAAATGATTAAAGCATTTTATGAAACTTTTAAAGGACCAAATAAACCAAAACCTGCTTTAATTTTAAAAGCATCTATAGGAGTATCTTCTTATATGAGTAGAGAAGAAATTTTAAAGCGAATTAAAAATATTCGTAAAACAGTTAATTCATCTACTTTACCTAACATTTATGTTTTAAATGGAGAATTTAGTGATCAAGAAATGAATGAATTGTATCACCACCCTAAAGTAAAATCTATGATTAGCTTTACTAAAGGAGAGGGATATGGTAGGCCCTTACTTGAGTTTAGTCTAACAGGTAAACCCATTATAGCTAGTAATTGGTCAGGACATACTGACTTTTTAAAAACATCCTTTACTACTTTAATTGGGGGTGAATTAGAAAATGTACATGAAAGTGCAGCTAATGATTGGCTAATTAAAGAATCTAAATGGTTTAAACCACATGATGGAGAAATAGGAAAATCTTTAAAAGATGTTTATAAAAAATATAAACAATATTTAGTTAAATCTAAACAACAAAAGAATTTTAGTAGATCTAGATTTAGTTTTGATAAAATGCAAGAATTAGTTGATAGTGTTTTAGAGGCAAATATACCTAAATTCCCAACACAAACTGAATTGAAATTACCTAAATTAAATATTCCAAAATTACAAAAAGTAGAATAATGGCTTATGATAATTTAATAGAGTGCACCCGCTGTGGTTCAGATGCATGTTATGTATCTGAAGTAACTAAAGATATAAAAATAGAATTATGTTATGGGTGTGGTTTTCAATCTAATTCTTTAATGACAGTTGATAGCCAATTTTTAAAGGAACAATTAGAAACCCTTCCAGATCTTTATAAAGCTTTAATAGGTGAAGAAGAATCAAGTAAAGTATGGATGCCCTCATTTCATAATGTAGAAGGAAAAGGTATGGTGTTTGCTGATGGTAGTGGCCCAGAAAACTGGAAATGGGGAGCTGTAAAACATGTTAAAGTACCTAAAAAAGAAAGAAAAAAATATAAGAATGCTAAATATAGAGCAGACATGTCTACAATAAAACATTTTGAAGAACGTGATTTTATGGATGCTCTATCATATATTAAAGTAATACCATGAAATTAGGAGATTTAGTAGAAAAAATAATTCGAGTTATTACCTTTGGTCAAGGTAAAAAAATAGCAACTAGGATAGCTAAACTACGGGGAAAAGAAGATTGTGGTTGTGATAGAAGACAACAAAAATTAAACAATTTAAGTGATAACCTTTTTAAATTTACAGAAGTGGGTACCCAATCTTCTATAAATGTTAGTTGGAAAGAAGAATGGAAGGAAATTAGAAAACAAGTTAGTTGTTCCTGTAATTTTGTAGAAGGAATAGTTGAAATAAAAGATGCTAACGGGGCTCTTATTAAAAATATTAAGTTTGATAGGTTAGATTTATTAAATGGGACTAAACGAAATATAACCCTTGAATACCCATCCAAAGCAACCCCAGTTATAGCAGAAATAAAATATAAACAAAAAGAAGGTGAATTCACTACCCCAGTAATTATAAAAATATGAAAATAAGTTATGCTATTACTGTTTGTAATGAGTTTGTAGAGATACAAGAGCTTATAAGATTCCTTGTTAATAATAAAAGAACACAGGATGAAATTATAGTACTATTTGATGAAAAAAATGGAGATGAAGGAGTAGAGTTTTTCTTAAGAGCCAAATCAGTTAATTCTTCGTTTGGATGGCATTCAGGAGAATTTAATAACCATTTTGCTGATTGGAAAAATAAACTAACAAGTTTATGTTCTGGTGATTATATATTTCAAATAGATGCTGATGAAATCCCTAATAAAATCCTTATAGAACAACTACCTGCAATATTAGAATCTAATCCTGATAATGAAGTTTATTTAGTTCCTAGGGTTAATACAGTAAAAGGTTTAACAGAAGCTCACATTCAAAAGTGGGGATGGAAAGTAGATGATAAAGGATGGATTAACTATCCTGACTACCAATGGCGTATATGGAAGAATAAACCAGAGATAAAATGGAAGAATAAAGTACATGAAGTATTAGAAGGATTTAAAACATATGCTCCATTGCCTGCTCAAGAAGAACTTTCACTATACCATCCAAAAGATATTAAACGCCAAGAAAAGCAAAATAATTATTATGAAACACTCTAAAAAAGTTTGGTATGCCCCCAATAAATTTGAATCTTATGGGGAAGAAGAAATCAAAGCAGTAGAAAAATGTTTACAAGATGGATGGTTAGCTGGCTTTGGGCCTTATTCAATTGAGTTTGAAAAGAAAATAGCTGAAGAATTTGGTAAAAAGTATGGGGTGTTTGTTAATTCGGGTTCTTCTGCCTGTTTATTAGCTTTAGCTGCTTTAGATTTACCTAAAGGGAGTAAAATTATTACCCCTGCTTTAACTTTTTCTACTACGTTAGCCCCAATTATACAACTGGGTTATATCCCTATTTTTATTGATTCAAATTTAACTTCCTATGTTCCTACAGTTGAAGATATTTTAGATAAAGTTACTCCGGAAGTTAAAGCTATAATGGTGCCTAATTTAATAGGCAATAAACCAGATTGGTCTTTATTAAAAGCGGGGTTAGAATTAATAGATAGAACAGATATTATAATAGTAGAAGATTCAGCTGATACCGTTACTTATACTAAAGATTCTGATGTTTCAACTACTAGTTTTTATGCCTCACATGTTATTACTGCTGGTGGGATGGGTGGAATGGTAATGTTTAACGATAAAAAATATGTTAAGCGCGCACTTATGTATAGAGATTGGGGTCGCATTGGAGATAACAGTGAAAACATGGATGAACGTTTTGCTCATGATGTTGATGGTTTGCCTTATGATTATAAATTTTTATATGGTGTTTTAGGTTATAACATGAAATGTAGTGAAATGAGTGCTGCATTTGGTTTAGTTCAACTAGAACGTTTCCAAACATTTAAACAAAAAAGAAGAGATAATATTGAACGTTACCTAGAAAATCTCAAAGATGTAAAAGAATTAATCCTTCCAGATGATAGTATTAAACCAAATTGGTTAGCTATCCCATTCCAAACTGAACGTAGATTAGAATTACTAAATTACTTAGAAAATAATAATATCCAAACACGTGTTACATTTGCAGGTAATGTTACTAGACACCCAGTTTATAGAGAATACTTACAAGATTTTGAAAATGCTGATACAATTATGAAAAATGGGTTTTTATTAGGTGCCCATCATGGAATGGATTTAGATGATGTAGATTATGTTTGTGATAAAATTAAAGAATTTTTTAATAAATGAAAATTGCTTTCTTAACAGAAATGGACTTTGGGGGTAAAATACCTCCATCACACCCAAACGCTCGAACAGAATTTGCTTGGATGAATGCTTTAGATGCTACCCATTTTAATATAAGGAAAATTGAAAATGTAAAAGAATATGATATTGTTTTTATAATATTACCTAAAGGGGAAACTTATTTAAATGCCGTTGGGGTAACAATATCCCAAAATCAAAATCCAATAAAAGATATATTAAAACTTCCTTTAATTGATATATTAAAAAAACAAAATTGCAAAAAAATATATTTTATACAAGAAGGTCCTACTTGGTTATTTAATGATTATGATATGGAGGATCAAATTAATTTTTATAATTTATTAAGTAATTTTGATGGTATATTCGCCCATAATAAATTTGATTCAAAATTTTATAAAGGACTACTCCCAGATAAAAAAGTAGAAGTAATACCCTCTTTATTAATAGAAGACTTAATACAAGAAATTAAACCAAACCCTGAAGATAAAGTTATAATAGGAGGTAACTTTGCACGGTGGTATGGTGGTTTTCAAAGTTATATGATAGCCCAGTCTTTTAATCTTCCTATTTGGGCACAGGATTCTCATTGCAAAAGAATAGGAGAAGATCAACTTCCTAATTTATCTCACCTTCCAAGGTTAATTTGGGTAGATTGGATGAAGACTTTATCTACATTTAAATATGCAGTACATTTAATGCCTACAGTTGCTGCTGGAACTTTTAGTTTAAATTGTGCCTATTTTGGTATTCCTTGTATTGGGAATGAAAATGTAGATACACAAATAAACCTCCATCCATTAACTTCTGTTAGTTCTGAAAATGTAGAAGAAGCTAGAAAATTAGCATTAAAATTAAGTACTGATAAAGGTTTTTATAATGAGTGTAGTCAAGTATCAAAATCCCAATATACTTCACTTTATAAAAAAGAAAAATGGCTAACTAATATAAAAGAAAAAATATGATCACAGTTATATTAAATGGTTATAAAAGAAAAGATTATTTAGATGAACAATTAATTGCACTAGAAAATCAAACAGTTAAACCAACTGAAATACTTTTATGGTATAATAACCCAGGAGATGGTAATGAACCTAATTATGAAATAGGAACTAAAATCCCAGTAGCATACTGTAACTATAACTTTGGGGTATGGGCAAGATTTTATTTTGCTATGAATGCTAAAAATCCTTACATTTGTGTTTTTGATGATGATACAATCCCAGGAAAAAGATGGTTAGAAAATTGTTTAGAAACAATGAAAACACATGAAGGGTTACTTGGATCAATTGGTGTTCTATACCCAAACCCATTACCCCCAGAACATTCATCCTATTATGAACATTACCTTAGATTTGGGTGGGTACCTGCTGGAAATAATGATGTACCTGTTCAGGTTGATTTAGTTGGACATAGTTGGTTTTTTAAAAAAGAATGGTTATCTTATATGGTAAGAGAATTACCTGATCCAAAGTATAATACTTGTGGTGAGGATATGCATTTTAGTTATATGTTGCAAAAATATGCTAATATTCCTACTTATGTTCCTCCTCACCCTAGAGATAATAAGGAATTATGGGGGAGTATTAAAGGAGGCGAATATGGGGGTGATGCTGTATCTCTATGGGAAACTAATCAAGCTAGTATTGAGGGAGTACCATTTAAAGAATTAATGAATCAATATTTTAAAGAACAACGATTAAAAGGTTGGAAATTAGTAAATGAAAGATAAACCAATATTATTATGTTTTGGTACTAGACCAGAGTGGTTAAAAATTAAACCATTAATTAAACTTATGGATAGAAGTGAATATAAACTTTTATTCACAGGCCAACATGTTGATTTGTTAAAAAACATAGAAGTTGATTACCAAATTAATATGAGTACAACAAATAATAGACTAGATTCAATTATATCAGATTGTATGTTACAATTCCCAAATGGTAATTTTAGGGGTGTATTAGTACAAGGTGATACTGGGTCTGCATTTGGTTGTGCTTTAGCAGCATTTAATAGACAAATTAAAATTTATTACTTAGAAGCAGGTTTAAGAAGTTATAATTTAGAACATCCTTATCCTGAAGAAGGTTATAGACAAATGATTGCTAGAATTTCTGATATTAATTTTTCTCCTACTCAAATATCTTCTAGTAATTTATTTAATGAAAAAGCTAATGGTTATACTCATGTAGTAGGAAATTCTGTATTAGACAATTTAGTTGAATATAAAGATAAGTGTGAATATACTAATAAAGTATTAATTACTTTACATCGTAGAGAAAATCATCATTGGATGGACAAATGGTTTACCAATATAAATCAACTAGCAAAATTAAATACAGATTTAGAATTTATTTTACCTATTCACCCAAATCCTAATGTCCAAAAACATAAACATTTACTTACTAATATAAATGTAATTAACCCTTTATCTCACTCTGAATTATTAAAAATATTAGTTAAATGTAAATTTGTGATAAGTGATAGTGGGGGGTTACAAGAAGAAGGTTCTTTTTTTAATAAAAAAGTAATTGTATGTAGAAAAACCACTGAAAGACCCGAAGCAATTTATACAGGTCATTTGCATATATGTTCTACCCCTGGTGAATTAGAAAAAATATTTGATAAAGTAAATAAAGATCCATACATTAACAAAAAATGTCCTTATGGAGATGGAAATACTTCTTTATTAATCCATAATATTTTAAAAAATGAATAAAGATTTTAGACAAGATTTTGGAATGCTTGTAAATAAACTTTATAAAAAAGAAAATTTTGCCTTTGCTAGATTTTCAGATGGAGAGTTATTTATACTTCAAAACAAAGAATTAAAATTAGATGATAATTTTATCCAAGTAGGAGAAAGAATTACAGGAGGACCTTATAAACCTGCTGATTTTAAACATTTTGATCCTAACCAACATTCTTTTTATAGAGATAAACTTATAGAATCTTTTAAACATAGACAAGATAATTATTATAAAGGAATTAGTTGTAGTTGTTGTGTTGGTAAAGAAAGTTTTGATTGGCAAATTGATTTACATGGGGGAGATGATGAATCTTTAACATGGGCTAATTTATGGGTTAATGGAAATTATCATTTATTTATTCAAAATGTATTACCTTTATTATATAGTAGAAAATGTGTTTTTATAGGACACGAAAGTGCCCAATTAGATAAATTACCATTTTTTGTTAATGATTTCAGAGTAGGTTATAATGCAATGATTAATGATTATAATAAAATAGATGAAATTAAAGAATGGATTAAATCTAATAATATAACTAACCATATATTTCTATTTTCAGCTGCTAGTTTTACTAATTTAGCTATTTACCAACTATTTGAAGAACATCCTAATAATTCGTATATTGATATAGGAACATGTTTAGCTCCTATGATGGATTTACCTATTGAACGGGATTATCTGCAAAAATATTGGTTACATCAAGGTGGAGGAGATAGTAATAAAATTTGTGTATGGAATTAGTAGAATGTAGTAAAGAATATTGGGAATTTATAAGGGTTCTAAGAAATGATAAAAGGGTATTAGAGGGATTTATAAAATCTACTTATATTACTAAAGAAATGCAACAAGATTATATGAGTAAAAATAATTCTCATTTTCGTATTGCATTAATAGATAATATCCCTGTTGGGTATGTTGGGGTAATTGAAGATGATATTAGAGTATGTACCCATCCTGATTACCAAGGTAAAGGAATCGGTAAATTTATGATTAATAAGTGTATAGAGATATGGCCTACAGCTTTTGCAAAAGTAAAGATAAATAATAAAGCAAGTTTAAAGTTATTTGAAGCTTGTGGGTTTACAAAAAAATTTTATATATTAACTAAAAATTAAAATATGTTGCACAATCCTTATAAAATTGTAAAAATGTTTGAAGAAGAAGTAGCACAATACACAGGAGCACCTTATGCTGTATCTGTAGATAGTTGTACTAATGCTTTATTTTTAATTTGTAAATATTTAAAAGTAAAAGAAGTAACTATACCTTCTAAAACATATCTTTCAGTACCTCAATCTATAATGCATGCAGGTGGTGAAGTTATATTTGATAAAAGAGGGAAAACTAACCATTGGAGTGGCATATATCAATTAAAACCCTATCCTATTTATGATGCAGCTAAAAGACTTACTAAAGATATGTACATTCCAGATACCTTTATGAGTTTATCTTTTCATATTAAAAAACAACTCCCTATTTGGAAAGGAGGAATGATATTAACAGATAATAAAGAAGCAGTTGAGTGGCTTATTAGAGCAAGGTATGAAGGCAGAAGCCAAAAATTTTATAAAGATGATGATATTGAATTTTGTGGGTGGAATATGTATATGACTCCTCAACAAGCGGCTCATGGTTTAGCCATGTTTCAAAACTACCCTGAACATAAAGAAGATTTAGGTGAAAAAGGAGGGTATAGAGATTTAACTGAATTTACTGTATTTAAAAATCATAGAACAATAGAATAATGAAAGTAGCACTTTGCTTACATGGACTATTTGATTCTTTAACTGATACTAATTCTAAAGGAATAGATGGGTTTTATCATATTAAAAAAAATATTTTAGATAAAGCAAATACTGATATATACATCCATAGTTGGGAGACTAAAAAGTTTGATGAAATTACTAAGTTATACAACCCAAAAAAATCTATTTTTGAAGAACAAAAAGATTTTAGTAATATTATAATTAAAAATAAGCTTGATACATTAATCTCACCCCCTAGACCACCACAATCTGTTTTATCCCATCTATATAGTGTAACTCAATCTATTAAACTAGCATTTGAAAGTAAAATTGAATATGATATTATTATTAAAGCCAGATTTGATCTAGGTAGAATTAATAGACTAACTTCAGGACCTAACAAACACAATCCCTATCCTGTCCAGTGCATTAATTTCCAAACAGATATAGAAAAGGATAAAATTTATATGGCAAATTGGCAACACTTTCATATGGGACCCGCCGATATGTGGTTTTATGGGTCTTCTAATGTTATGGAATTATTTACTACATTATATGAATCATTAAAAGATAATATGAAAGTAGATAGTGAATTTCATACTTTTTCTACAAATGTTGAAAATAACCCTAATGATTTATCTAATGCTATTGCCTTTTATAAATGGTGGATGTTAGAAAATAAACTTTGGAATAAACGAATAAACTTAGAAACAACATGGGAATAAATTTACCATTAATATTATATACACATACTGACATGGAAGATGTATGGCCAGTATTTTTTGGCCAACTTCAAAAATATGATAGTAATACTAAAGTATATGTAGCTTTAAATAAAAAAAGCCCTTTAATTCCAAAAGAACACACACAGGTATTATATGACGATTCTATTCCTTACACTAATAGATGGGAACAAATTTTACCACAAATTAAAGAAGAAGTATTTATGTTTTTACATGAAGACATGATTTTATTTAATGAACCTAAATTTGACTATATTGAAAGATATTTTAATTTAGTTAGAGATAAAAAAGTAGATTCAATTAAAATGATTTATGTCCCTTCTCACCAAATATCTGGCAGTTTTGGCCTTACAGGAGATATAATCTCGGATGTTGATGATACCTTAATAACTAATGAATTTTCTCAATTTTCAATACAACCTACTATTATTTCAAAAACTTCATTTTTATCAATACTTAGTAGTGTAGGGTCTTTAAACATTTGGGATTTTGAAAAAGCAGTTAAAAATAATTTTAATTCTTATATGGTAAAATTAGGAAATGAAATAAAAAGAGGAGTATATCATTGTGATAGTATTGTTTTTCCTTATATCGCTACAGCCATAAATAAAGGAAAATGGAATACTAGTGAATATAAAAAAGAATTAGATATTTTATTTAAAGAATATAATATAAATCCTAATATGAGAGGAGAAGTATGATTAAATTAGTTATTTTTGATTTAGATGGTGTTTTAGTTGAAGCAAAAAATATTCATTTTGATGCTTTAAATAAGGCATTAGGGGATTATGCTATTAGTTGGAATGAACATTTATCTACTTATGATGGTTTAAAAACATTCCAAAAATTAGAAATGTTAACTAAAGAAAAAGGTTTACCTGTAGAGGACCATGAGCATGTTTGGAATTCAAAACAACATTTTACATTAGAAATGTTAAAAGAATTAAAACCTAATAATTCATTAACAGAATTAATCCAATCATTAACATCAGATGGGTATAAACTAGCAGTATGTTCAAATTCAATTCGCAAAACAGTAGTTACAGTGCTAGCTAAACTAGGAATAATAGAATATTTTGATTTACTTATTTCAAATGAAGATGTAGTAAATTCAAAACCACATCCAGAAATGTATTGGGCAGCAATATCTAAGATGAAATGCTTACCCGAAGAAACATTAATTGTAGAAGACTCTCCTTATGGTTTACTTGCCGCTGCAAGAAGTAAATCGTATATTCTCCGTGTAAAAAATCCAAAAGAGGTAACTATTAAAAATGTATATAATAAATTAAACCAAATACAAATGAATGAAAAACAAATTTCCCCTGCTTGGAGAGATGAAACATTAAATGTTTTAATTCCAATGGCAGGGGCAGGAAGTAGATTTGAACAAGCAGGTTATACTTTCCCAAAACCACTTATTGAGGTAAGAAAAAAACCAATGATACAAGTGGTAGTAGAGAATTTAAATATAAAAGCTAATTACATTTATGTAGTACAAAAATCTCATCGTGAAAAATATAATTTAGATGCTTTATTATCATTAATCACCCCAGGCTGTAAGATAGTAGAAACAGAGGGTATGACTGAAGGGGCTGCCTGTACCGCACTATTAGCTAAAGAACATATTAATACAGAAGCACCATTATTTTTTGCTAATTCTGATCAATTTGTAGAATGGGATAGTAATGAGTTCCTATATAAAATGAATGAAACAGATGCTGATGGAGGTATTGTTACATTTAAAGCTACACATCCTAAGTGGTCATTTGCTAAAGTAAACGAACAAGGTTTAGTAACTGAAGTAGCAGAAAAAAAACCAATATCAAATATAGCAACTGTAGGGTATTATTACTGGAAACAAGGAAGTGATTTTGTTAAATATGCTGAACAAATGATTGAAAAAAACATTCGTGTTAACAAAGAATTTTATGTTTGTCCTGTGTTTAATGAAGCAATAGGTGATAATAAACAAATTAGAACCTTTAATGTTAATGGAATGTGGGGTCTTGGAACCCCAGAAGATTTAAAATATTATTTAGAGAATTATGGTAAATAGCAGCAATCAGTATACTAAAATGCAAAAAGGTGCTTATAGTAGTGGTACTACTAATCACCCTGAACATAATGACAACCCTAATTATTGGGATATACTTTTAAGTGATTTAAAAGATAAAGAAAAATGGGAAGATAAAGTTGGTTTAGACTTTGCTTGTGGTAAAGGTAGAAATGTAACCAATATGTTATCTCTTTGTAATTGGAAAAGGGTAGATGGTATTGACATCTCAGAAGCTAACATTGTATATTGTAATGAAAAAAATAAGACTCAAAATAGTAATTGGTATGTAAATAATGGAGTTGATGTATCTGAATTAAATAGCAACGAGTATGATTTTATTATGTCAACAATTGCCCTTCAACATATTCCTGTTTATGATATTAGAAAATCTTTAATAACAGATTTACTTAGAACCCTTAAACCTGGAGGTTTATTTTCATTTCAAATGGGGTATGGTAAAAATATTAATGAAGGAGAAATTAGATCTGGTTATTATGAAAACATTTATGAGGCCAGAGGTACAAATTCAGCTCATGATGTAAGAGTACAAAGTGAATCTGAAATTACAGAAGATTTAACTAATATAGGATTTGTTAATATAGAAACTTACGTAAAAGAAACATTTTCGGATAAAGGACATCCATCATGGGTTTATGTAAAAGCTTATAAACCATTATGATTTTAATATCACATAGAGGAAATATAAATGGTAAAGATTTGTCTAATGAAAATAATCCTATTTATTTGGACCAAGCATTAGAACAAGGGTATGATGTTGAATGTGATATTAGAGTAGTAGAAAATAAATTATATTTGGGTCATGATTTTCCTCAATATAAAATAGATTTAAGTTGGTTAAAAGATAGAAAATCTAAATTATGGATACACTGTAAAGATTTAATCACTTTTTCTTATTTTAAAAATACAGATTATAATTACTTTTTCCATCAAACCGATGATGTTATTCTTACTTCTAAAGGATATTATTGGGTATTTCCAGGTAAACAACCTGTACCTGAAAGTATAGCAGTAATGCCTGAGTATAATAATGAAGAAATCTCACAATGTATAGGGATTTGTTCAGATAAAATAAAATATTATAATAAATAAGTTTATATGAAAAAAATAGTATATGTAACTGGTTGTTTTGGTTTTATAGGAAGCTATGTTACTAGAGAATGTTTAAAAAAAGGATGGCAAGTTAGGGGTGTTGATAAAATGACCTATGCTTACTTTCCTGATGCTTATAATGAATTTTTATATCACCCAAACTTTTGTTTTGAAGAAGCAGATATTAATGATTTAAAATTTTTATATGAATGTGATTATATTATTAATACTGCTGCTGAAACCCATGTAGGTAATTCTATAGTTAAAAGTGAAGATTTTTTACATTCTAATGTAAATGGGGTTCATAATATACTCGAATTAATTAGGAATTACAGAGCAGAAGGTAAAGTTAAACCCATATTATTACATTTTTCAACTGATGAAGTATATGGTGACATAACAGAGGGAGAACATATTGAAACTGATATATTAAAACCTTCTAACCCTTATTCTGCAACTAAAGCAGCCGCTGATCAATTAATAACAGCTTGGGGGCGTACTTATAATTTACCTTATGTAATTATTAGACCAACTAATAATTATGGTATTGGTCAATATGTAGAAAAATTAATACCTAAGTCTATTAAATACTTAAGTTTGGGTAAAAAAATTCCCTTACATAATAATGGAGCCCCAACAAGAAATTGGTTACATGCTCAGGATACAGCTAATGCTATAATTACTATTATTGAATCCGGAGTTAAAAATGAAATATATAATATTTGTGGTGGTTTTGAACAAACTAATTTGGATACTGTTAATAAAATTATTACATTATATCATGGTCAGGATGAATCTTTAAAAGAGACATTCCCATATTATAATGAAGATATAGATCAATTTTTAGATTTATCCTATTCTAGACAAGGTCAAGACGTAAGGTATGCTTTAAATGATGATAAATTAAGAGCATTAGGTTGGGAACCAAAAGCTATATTTGATAATGAATTACCTTCTATAGTAGATTATTATAAAAATAACTTTATATGGTAGATTTAAAAAAACGTATACTAGAAATAGCTTATAAAAATAAATTATCACATTTAGGGTCTTATTTATCTAGTGTTAACATTATAGATAAAATTTATACCCAAAAAGATAAAAATGACATATTTATTTTATCCTCAGGTCACGCTGCTTTAGCACTTTATGTAATATTAGAAAAATATGAAGGTAAAAATGCAGAAGAATTATTTAAAAAATATGGAGGCCATCCTCATAGATCAGAAAAAGACAAAATATATTGTTCTACTGGCAGCTTAGGTACAGGAATTACAGTTGCAGTTGGAAGAGCTATAGCAAATCCAAAACGTAAAGTATATGTTCTAATTAGTGATGGGGAATGTGCTGAGGGCTCAATTTGGGAATCATTACGTTTTATTAAAGAACACCCAGTTAATAATATTGAAGTTCATGTTAATATAAATGGATACGCTGCTTATGATAAAGTAGATCCAGAATATTTATCAAATCGCCTAAAATCTTTTTTACCTAATATTAATTTGCATTATACTACTGTTAATCAAACTCCATTTTTAAAAGGAATAAATGCCCACTACCATGTAATGAGTAAAGAAGATTACAATACAATATGAGAAAACAATTTGCAGAACTGTTACATAATGAAATGGCAATAAATGAAAAAATTTATTTGTTAACTGGTGATTTAGGATATGGACTTTGGGATAGAATCAAAATAGATTATCCTGATAGATTTATTAATACTTTATCCTCAGAACAATTATTATTAGGTACTGCTGTAGGTTTAGCTATGGAAGGAAAAATTCCAATTGTATACTCAATTACTCCTTTTGTATTATACCGTCCCTTTGAGTGGATTAGAAATTATTTAAATAATGAACAAATCCCAGTAAAATTAGTAGGTGGGGGTAGAGATAAGGATTATGGATATTTAGGATTTTCTCATTGGGCAGAAGAAGATATAGAAGTAATGAGCATATTTAAGAATATTATCTTATATAAACCTGAAACGTTTGAAAAATCTATATTTAAAAAATTTATAGGCAATCAAAAACCTAGTTATTTGAATTTAAGTAGATGAAAGTATTAATAACAGGAAAAAATGGGTTTATAGGTCGTAATTTAATTAAAAAATTAGATTACACAATTACTAGTATTGGACGAGAAGATTTTGATTTAACTAATAGAGAAGAAACCAATAAATGGTTTGCTGATAAACAATTTGATGCAGTAATTCACACAGCAATAGTAGGAGGCAGTCGTTTAAAAGTTGATGATGGGGATATATTTTATAAAAACATTTTAATGTTTTACAACTTACTAGCAAATCAAGATAAATTTAAATGTTTTATTAATTTTGGGTCTGGAGCTGAAGTAGGTTTTCCAACTGATCCCTATGGGTTAAGTAAAAACATAATTGATAAAATAATACAACAACATCCCTATTTTGTTAATTTACGTATTTTTGGGGTATTTGGAGAAGATGAATGGGATACTCGTTTTATTAAAGCAAATGTTAAACGTTATATAAACAAAGAACCATTACAAATCCACCAAAACAAAGTAATGGATTTTATTTATATAGATGACTTAATTCAAATAATAAAAGAAGTAATTACTAAACCTATACTTTATAAACATATTGATTGTTGTTATTCTAAATCATATAATTTACAAGAAATAGCTAATATAATAAATGAACTTTCAGATTATAGGTGCCCTATTAAAATTACCCAAGATGGATTAGCAAATAAATATACTGGGGAATTTAAATTAAATTCATTAAATTATATTGGATTAAAACAAGGTATAAAAAAAGTATATGAAGCACTTAATTAGTTTTTGCATTAATACTGCTGTAAATGAGTTAGATTATATTAAGTTATTATTTAAATCATTACAAGATAATTTATCAACACTAGAACATGAAATTGTAGTTTTCATAGATTCAGATAATCAAGGTACTTTTGAATGGTTATTAGAACAAAAACAAATATTTCCAAATCTTAATATACTCAAAAACCCACTTCCGGTATGTTATGGTTATGCCAGGAATATTAATGAAATGTTTGAATTCGCGTCTAATGACATTGTTTCTTATCTTCAATCAGATATGGTAATTAGTAAAAATTATGACGTAAATATTAGTAAACACATAAAAGATAATATGATATTATCTAGTACTAGAATAGAACCACCTTTACATGGTCCTGGTTTAGAAAAACATACTATTGACTTTGGATTATCACCTGAGGATTTTCAATATGAAATGTTTTTAGATTGGTGTGAACACAATAGAGAAGAAAAACAAACAGAATACTTTTTTGCTCCTTTTACAATGTATAAAAAAGTTTGGAATAGTATAGGGGGCCATGATACTAGGTTTAGACGTTCAAGAGAAGATTCTGATGTTTTAAATAGACTAATATTGGATGGAAATAAAATAGTTCAAACTTGGGATGCTTTAGTTTATCATTTTACTTGTGTTTCTAGTAGAGGAAAAGATTGGCATAATAAAGAAAATTCAAAAGCACAAGCAAGAGCGGCATTACAACAACAGGCAGATTTAGTTGAAATGTCTCGTATTAACAAAAAATGGGGTGGGTTTAGCCATGGCAAACCAAATAATTACTACTATAATATAAATTCAGAAATCGAAATTGATAATAATAATTTTGATACATTTAAAATGATATCAACATTTTTTAATGTAAATTATATTAATGAAATTTCATTTTATAATAAATTTATAAACCAAGATGAGCACATTTATGCTAATCAACTTCTTAATTTTAGTGATAATAACTGGAATGAATACTCTTACATGTACAATGTTGAGAATTTAAAGGATTATATTAGAATAGGTGATAGCAAAGGAGATATTATTATTAAATTTAGTTTATCTAACATTACCCAAAATAATTTTAATGATGTTATTTTAAATCTCCAACATATCATTCACCAATATGATGAAGGAACATATAAGTATAATGGGTTTACTATTATTATAAATAAAAAACAAAATATAATTAAAGATAAAATTAAAACCTTTAATCCACTACTAAATAAAGAGCATAAATACTTGGTTTATTAACTATTTTTTCGTATATTTACATATAAATTTTAAAAGGTTATATATTTATGTGTTTGACAATTCAAAATCCAATAGCAGTGAAAATGATTCCGTGTTCTAAATGTGGGGCTGATATGCCCGAACTTAGATTTACCCAATATGGGTATGATTTTTGTGTAAATTGTTCTACAGTAGGAACAAAACGAGGAATACCAGTTCAATTTGGTAGTGGAGATCACACTTGGACAGATGTAGTTATAATGGAAGAAGATGAATATCTAAAACATACTGAACAAGATGATATTCTTAATTCGAATAAACTTAATCCTACTACACCTGAAGTACAAAGTTATGATGACGATGAAAGAAACCTCCAAGGACCTTTTAGAATTATTAATAATAGTTCAATAGAAGAATAAAAGTTTTGCCTAAACCTAAACCGCTTTCTAAACAACAAATAGAAGCAGCTCAATCTCAAACGAGATCTAATGCCGCTGCTGCAAGATATTTGCATGTTTCATATCAACATTACAAACGATATGCAAAAATGTATGGTATTTTTGATAGCCATACAAATCAAAGTGGAAGAGGTATACCTAAATTCCTCAAAGGGCGCGGTAAAAAACCGGCCTTGATGGACATTATTGAGGGTAAAGTTTCAGCGGCACATTTCAAACCTGCAAAAATTAAGTATCGTTTAATAGAAGAGGGATATTTATCCGAGCAATGCTCAATGTGTGGTTTCAAAGAACGTAGGGTCTTAGATTATAAAATGCCCCTATTGTTGCATTTCAAGGATGGAAACAAATCAAACTTCCTCCTTGAAAACATAGAGTTACTGTGTTACAATCATTATTTCCTCACCGTGGGTGATATCTTTAATGATAAAGATGTTAAACAAATAGAGTCTACAAGAGAGCATTTTGGGACTAGTGAGAAAGTAGATTGGGAAGTCGATGATTATCATCTTGAACGTCTAAAAGAATTAGGCTTAGGAGATGATGATGACGATGTTAACCAGTATATCTCTAGAATTTAGATGAAACGAAGTAAAAAACATACTCGAATCGTAACTGACTATGAACACATCAAGTCTAAACATTTAGATAAACTAGCATCTAAAACTTTAGATAAAGATGAAAAAGCTCAACAGCTTAAATCCAAGCCTATTAAAGGCGATTTCCTTAAAAACTTTTAATTATGAAAAAGACAAGCGAATTAGTTTTGCTTACCTCTTTTATTTCTATTTTATCTGCATTTGCTGCTTCACCCATGTTTAGGGTGCCTGTAGAATCTGTAAATAATCTAGAAGAAAAGAACATTAGTATAGAAGTAAATAAACCCCTAGTTGAAGATGTAAAAATTGTAAATGCTAATAATTTATTTCTTTCAGCTATAGCCTACCGTGAATCTTCAAATCGATATGATATAGTAAATAGATGGGGATACATGGGTAAATACCAGTTTGGACGTGCTACTTTAAATAATTTGGGATATGAAAATGTTACAAATGAACAATTTCTTAATAGCCCTAAAATACAAGAAGAAGCAATGAAAGAACTACTTAAATCTAATAAACACATTCTAAGAAGAGAAATTAGAAAGTATTGTGCAACCTCAATCCATGGAGTATATATTACAGAATCAGGATTATTAGCTGCTGCTCATTTAGCAGGTCCGGGTAATGTAAAAAAATGGCTAAGACGTGGTGAAAGGTTTAGAGATGGTTTAGGGACAGATTTAGTTGATTATTTACAATTATTTAGCAACTATAAAATAACCATATAATATTTATTATAAAAATAGATTATGGCTAAAT